TAGGCATTAAATTCTAATGGCCACATATATCTTTCAGAAAATTGCAAATGATGGGAAAGCCGAAGGCTTTGAACCAGGTTCAGAAGAGGCAAGAGATTGGTACAGAGATACTGCTTCTGCTGTACGCAATGTAAATACTCGTCGCGAGCTAAGAAACAGAGCTAGAACTTATAATAAAATGGTGGCACTCGATGTTGGTCGAATGTATATGTTTTTCTATGATCCTAAACATAAAGAAAAACTACCGTATTATGATATGTTTCCTCTGATTTTTGTTTTAGAGAAATATACTGATGGATTTCTCGGCATGAATTTGCATTATTTGCCACCCATTTTCAGAGCTCGTTTAATGGATAGATTATACAGTATTGAAAGACAAGATAATATACGTGAATCAAAAAAATTACGATTAAACTATAGTTTATTAAATAATGCAGCAAAATATAAATACTTTAGGCCTACTGTCAAACGTTATCTTAATTCACAAGTAAGATCACGGTTTCTTTGGATTCCATACGAGGAATGGGATATAGCATTAATGCTACCCACACAAAGATTTAAAAAATCAAAACAGAATGTCGTATGGAAAGACTCTAAGCAATTAATTCAGAGAAGATAAAATGTCATTCAATGTAGATTCTTGGCGCAGCACAGTCAAAGATAGTTTGCCCGCCACTTTGTATCAAGTTGTTTTAACTGGCACTCCGCTAAATGGGAGAGAAGTTGTTTTGCGAGCTGAATCAGTCACAACACCAGGTTTAGCGTGGCTTTCAGTTGATAATTTCTCGCCGTATGGTAATGGTAAAATGTACAATATACCATATCGATATAATCCTCAAGAAATACAAGTCGTGCATACTGTTGATGATCAAGGTGAATTACTTAAACAATTTAAAGATTGGGGCGATAAGATAATCGATTTCGGCGCACCCGGTCAAGCTAATGCAAAAATGGGCGCTTTATTCTATAAAGATTATGTATTTGATATGATGATTATGATTCATAATAGAAACAGTCAAGCGCCTGTCAAAACATATCATCTCGAAGAGGTGTTTCCTACTTCTGTCGAACCCATCAATTTTTCTTGGGGTTCATATGACGAATTAGCTAAAGTCAATGTTAGCTATCGTTATACCAAATTTTCAATTAATTGATAAACAAAAGGTTATAATATGGCACTACCTAAAATTCAAACTCCATCCTTTGAAATTTCTTTACCTTCGACCGGAGAGAAACTGTTTTATCGTCCCTTTCTTGTCAAAGAAGAAAAAATTCTTTTAGTATCGAAAGAAACAGGAGAAACAAACGAAGTCTACAACGCAATCAAACAAGTAATTAATAATTGTGTTGTGTCAGAAGACTTCGATATCGATAAATGTTCTACATTTGATTTAGAATATTTGTTTATTAAAATACGGGCTGTCTCAGTTGGTAATATTGTCAAATTTAAAGTAGTTGATAGCGATGATGGCATCGAGTATGATTTAGAAGTTGATCTAAACGAAGTAGAAATTAAATATCCAGATGGAGAAATATCTAAAACTGTGATGTTGGATGATGTAACAGGTTTGGTAATGAAATATCCAACTCCTAAAATTTCTGAGAGAATCAATAATCTGTCTTCGTTAAGCGATATTACATACGAGTTAGTAAAACATTGCATCGAATATGTTTTTGATGAAGAAGAAACATATGCTTGGGATTTAGAAGATCAAAGAACAAAAGACGAATTTCTCGAAGCATTGCCTGTAGAATCATATGCTAAAATTGCAAAATTCTTCCAACAATTGCCGAAGATCGAGCATACAGTATACTATACTAATAGTAACGGTAAAGACAAGAAAACAGTTTTTAGGAATTTAAACGATTTTTTTATGTTGGACTGAGTTATATAGATTTGTATTCGCACTACAAACTGACTTTTAATATAACTCAGTATCATAATTATTCAACAACTGAAGTCGAAAACATGATTCCATTTGAAAGAGATTTACATTTAGATTTTATAAAAGAAAAAATACAAAAGATGAAAAATAAAAATGAATTATCAGATCAGGTGTAATAATGGGTAAAGCAAGTTTAATTACTGGCGGCGCCAAAAAACTTATTCAATTAGCTAGAAAATTGAAAAAGAAAAAACCTGCTAAAAAGCCAAAACCGAAGAAAGATGCGGCAGCTAAACCTGCAGATCGCAAAAACAATCGTACTAAAAAAGAACAAGCTGATAGAGATAAGCGCGCAGCTGAACTCCGAGCGGCCAGAAAAGAAAAAGCAGCCGCCAAAAAACAACAAATACAGACAAAAGCATCAGGTTTTAAATCTAAAATTGCAAAGACACTGGGCGGTGTTAGTATATTAGGCGGCTTAGGGTCTATGTTAGGCGGTGGTCAAGGTTCTGAATCATCTCCCGATGGAGCTAGCGGTACTATTGTTGGAGCTCCAATCCCTCAAGAATCTGTTAGTCATAAAGAAGATCCTACTATTAATATTACTCAATTTGCTGCAGCATTAAATGCTTTAATGACTTCTGCTTCACAAATAAAATTAGAAGATAATGAAGAAAAAGCAAGTACCCTTGCTACAATAGAAATTATTGAAGATATTCAGATTGACGAAGAAGGAGGCTATCCGTTCATCGCTGCAGGTACAATGATACCAACAAAAATTGCAGAAATTGGAATATTGTTTGATATTGTAGATACAATGCGCAATGATATGAATGCTATTAGTTTGCGACTCGATTTACAAAATAAAAATTTAGTAGCAATCAAAGATGCATTGAAAGAAGCGATAGGTCTGAACATTCAGACAAAAAGAGATAATGAAAGAAGACGCGATGAAGAAGATGTAGAAAATAAAAATAAACCAACTAAAGCAGGATTTTTGAAAACATCTGCGCAAGCTGGTGCTGCCATGGTGGGTGTTGGCATGTTAGCAACTGCAACAAGAGCTTTAAAAGCCGCAACTCTAGGCGGATTAGCTATGTTTGCTGATGACATCGTAGATATGGTCACACCAGATCCGACAGTCGAAGAAGCGGCCGAACCTGTATATGATGAAGAAATGGGTGATATGATCGAAGCACAAATGGATAATATCGATCAAATGGATGCCGCTGAAGCTGAAGAAGAAACAGAAATTAAAGAAGAATCAGATCTATTAGACACATTAGAAGCTGGTATAGAAGGATATGAAAAATATTTTGAAGATGATTTGATCGCCGGATCATTAGGAACAGCGGGATTAATTGCTACTGCGGGCGCTGTAGTAGCAACCACTGCGGGTGCCGCGGCCATGGCGCCTGTACTTGCTATAGCCGGCGCAGGTCTTGGCGCCGCGGCGCTGGGTGTAGGTGTTGGTAATATGATTGCTGATAATACACAAATAGATGAAAAAATTGGTGAAGCCGTAGAATATATGATGGGTAATGAATCAATAGAAGACGTTGCTTCAGATCAAGAAATGAATGAGAAATTTGGTAACAAGAGAGGAGCAGCGTTGCTCGGTGATTTGTTGGGCGAAGGGATGTTTGATTTAGCCGAAGAACCTAAAGAAATAATCGCAGCATTTAAAGATATCGATACACAACAAGCTTTATGGAAATTAGAAGATGATTATGAGACGATGTATGGCAGAACACTCGATGAAGCTTTACTTGACGTTGTAGGTGATAAGGGTTTAGAAAGCATCGATAACTTTGTTACAACTAATATTATTAATAGAAAGAAAAAAGAAAAAGAAACAGGTGCAGTTGAAGAAATAAAATCATTTGCAACGAGTTTGATGAGCGCTCAAGAAGGCCAATTTTTAACACCTGATATGATGCAACAACTAGTTGCAGGTGATGTGCCTTCAGAAATTATTGACATATTGCCTGAAGAAGTTGAAGGTGTACCTATAGAAACTATTGTAAAAAATATGCCTGCAATACTTGAGGGAGATATCGAATCAATATTGACAAGTGAAATTACTCCGCCTATTCTCGATGCCGTAGGCAATATAGAAACAAAAATTACTGATATAGTTCAAGATTCTGTTGGTGATGAAGCGGCCAAAATTATACCTATTGTAATGAATAGAATTAAAAAGGATCCATTAGTTTCTACACCTACCGGCTCGAGTGGTAGATCTCAATTAGATTCAGCTACACCAACATTTAGATCTATTGATCCATTTTTAGGCAAAGAATCTAGGACATAAAAAAGGGGTCGTAGACCCGCGCGCTACATCATGACTCGCGCTTTTGAAGATCTACGACCCTAAGCTTCCCAAGCTTATTCGTTAGCAAGCTTCCTAAAGAAATCCAGTGACTCATCATCGTCATCGAATGACGTAGTTGTAGTTGTCTCTGGTTCTGCTGTTGCTGCTGGAGGTGTCCATGCAGGAGCAACCTCAGGAGCTGCTGGTGAGGCAGATGGTACATCTTCTGCTACACTATCAGGTTGCAGACCACCAAGTACCCGCATCAACTTCTGCTGCAGCTCTTCGTACGACTTGAAGTTTTTCTGATCGAGGAACTCGGCAAGACCATGTTCCTGTTTCCAAATGGTTTCAAGTTCGCTGTCATCGTTAGACAGAGCAGTCGGAGAGTCGAATGCAGACTTGTCATAGTTACGATAACCTTCTACCTTGCGAATGCGCAGGCGGAAGTTGGCACCTTCCCACAGATCAAATGGGTTGATTGCATCCTCGTCTTCAAAAGCGGGGTGCATGAGATCATTGATCTTGTCAAAGATTTTCTTGCCATACTCATAGAGGAAGACTTTGCCTTCGTTCTGAGGATTGGCAGGATCAGAGACGACCATGATATTAGACACGTAGTGAAGACGACGCTTCTGCTTGCGTGCAATCTCTTTGTCTGATTCAAGACCAGAGTTCCACAACTTAGAGTTGTATTCACCGACAGGAT